AACGTGCGGTCGACGAACTCGCGCTCCTCGGCGGACAGGCTGCGGCTCTCAGCTGCGGCCTCATCCATCTTGGCCTTCGCTGCGTGGTACGCCGCCTGGCGGTCGTCCACAAGCTTCTTTAGGTACTCGGACAAAGCAATTCACCCCTTCCTGGGGTACTCGTAAGGATTGCGCAGGTGATGGCAGTCCCGCCGAGGCTCCTCAGAGCGGGTAAACCCTGGCCGCGGCTCCGCGGCCAGGGAAGTATTTAGAGCGCCTTGAAGGCGAGGTCGAGCTTGGTGCGCAGCAGGTCGGTGTCGTCCGCGACCGCTTCGGGCTCCGGCTCCGGTGTCGGCTCAGGTGCGGGCGCCAACTTGGCGACAACCGCAGACAACAGCCCAGCCTGGTCAAGCGTCAGGGTGGCGCCACGCTCCAGCGCCTCAAGCGCGCCATTGAGTGCGTCGGCGTCCTCGCCGGTCTTCTCGGCCAGCATGTCCAGGCTGCGCACGCTCGCTGAAGTCGCTGCGTAGGCCGGGAACGCCACGATGGAAGTCTCATGCAGGCGCACCTGGTTAAGCGTGCGCTGGGAGCCGTCCTCACTCCAAGAGTCGCCACCGCGCGGGACCGAGAAACCGAAACTCATGGAGTCGATCACGCGGGCGTTGCCGCCGGCACCCATGAGCACCGCAAGGTCACGGCCGTCCGTCGTATTCGGCAACGTGGCCTTGACCAGCAGGCCGCGGGAGTCCTCCTCAAGTGACATGGTCTTGGACCGCGTGGAGGCCAGAGGCCGGGCCGGGTCATGGTTGACCAGCAGGAAGACGTTATTGCGCGAGCGGATCGTGCGAGCGAACGCGCCAGGCGCAATCGTTTCGGTGAAGGGCAGCGGCTCACTGGGCGAGTTGAATACGGCGGCGTAACCCTCAAAGGTCATCCCGTCCGCTGCCTCGCGCACCTCAATGTCGTCGACAGTAAATGTGCGGGTTTCCATCTTGGTCATGTGTCTCCCTAGACCTGGGCGTTCTCGGCTGGCTGCAACTGGTTAGACGCCAGCCCGGTATGCCCGATGGCAGGCAAGCCAAGGGCGGAAAGAACCTGCGCCGGGTCGTAGCCCGACTGGACAAGCTTGGAGGCCATGTCAACGCGCTGCGCCTCCTCAATGAGCGACGCAGCGCCCACCGAAATGTTGGCGAGCGGGACGCGCGGCAGATCCCCACCGTCCACGGGCCGCATGTCCATGAGGCCGCGCACGTCGTTGACGCTCATGTAGCCGGCCTGCATGGCGGTAGAAAACACCTGCGCCTGCGTAGCGGAGTCGCCGCGAAGGAGGCCGTCCATGTTGACGCGCATGAAGGCGTCCCCGGTGAGGAGGCGGTTGTGGGCTTCCTCAATGGCCGTGATGAGGGGCACAAGTGAGAATCTGACGAAGGCCAGAATATTGTGCTCAACGGAGGCATACGACATCGCGCCGGGCGTGTTGAGTCCGATCATGGACGGCGGCACGCGGAACACTCGAGCGATCTCCTCGACCGCGAACTGCCGTGACTCAAGCATCTGCGCCTGCTCGGCGTCCGAGCCGATCTTCTGGAACTTCGCGCCACCGGACAGGACGCCCGGCTTGTGCGACTTCCGCAGACCCTTGTGCCCCGCCTCGAAAGCCTCAACGACGTCCTTGGCCTGCTCCTGCGTCAGATTGCCAGGGAACTCAATGATCCCGCCCGCGTTCGCACCATTGGAGAAATACCGGGACGCGAACTCGTCCAGCGCCTTCGCCAGCCCCAGGGTGTTCTTGACCTCCTCAATGCGCGAAGTCCCCATGACCGAGCCGGGCTTGCGCATTTCACAGATGTAAAGCACCTGATCGCCAGGCAGCACCGTCTTGCCGTCAATGACAAACTCGCGGCCCCGCGTCGCAGCGTTACGGCGCACCGTCACCCGCGTCGGGTCAAGCGGCTGCAACGCCACCACGTCACCATTGCCACCACGAATGATCTGAATGACCGCGCCATGGGACAACAGCATCGACACCACGACCTGCTTGTAATACTCCACGCGCGAGGACCCGGGACCCTCGGGCTCGTAAACCCACGCAGGCCGGGGACGGAAAGGCAGCCGGTTGCCGTCACGGCGAATGAACGTGTCCACCGGCAGGCTCGAGATTGTGTCCGCAAGCAGACGGGTGCAGGCATACACCGCGCCGATCTGCGTCGCGTTGTTGATGCTGACCGACGTACCCGCCCACGTTTGCAACGTGGACACGTCAAGACCCGCGCCCCAAATCTGCTGGTAAGACAGGTCCCGAGACTCCACCTCAGCGCCACCAAACAGGCGACCAAGCATTAGGCCTCACTCCTCTCACGCGCCACGCCGAACGCGGTGATGATGAGCCCGCCGACGATAAGCCCCAACCACGGGGCGATAAGCGCGCAGCCCGCCGTCAACAGGACGGCGCCCGCGATCTGCAAGACCAGGGCAACGCGCATGAACACTCCTAGAAGCTGAAAAATTGCGGGACAAGTGCTTCGGGCTCCGCCTCACGGCGATGCGTCGCACGGTCAAAAGCGATGATGGCCGCGACCGCGGCGTCAATCTTGCGAGGCGAACCGCGGTGCTCCTTCACTACGCGCGGCCCTTTCCCATCCACCTTGACAACACAGTTGTCCAGGTGACGGGCCAGCGTAGGGTGATGGTCGTGCGACACCTGGCCTGAGACCACCGCGTCATAAAACTTGGCCGTGCTCGGGACCATACGAGCCGGCGAGCTGGACGGATACTCCACCACAGGGACCCCGGCCTCGGCCAACGCCTCCATTGAGCGAGCCCACCGATACGGGTCACACGCAACCTCCACCACCTGCCACTTTCCGCAGGCCTCGAGGATGCGCGCCTCAACCGCGCCAATGTCTACGCGCCAGTCGTCCCGGTCGCCCGGCTGCTTCTCCCAAATGTCCACCAGCCACACCCGCGGCTGCTCCTCAACCGTCACCCCGACAATCGCCGTGGTGTCGTTGTTGAAGGAACCGTCAAAGCCGAGCACGACCGGCGTGCCGTCATCCGGTGGCGCAGACTCAGGCAGCGCAGCCCACTCCCCATGAGGAAGCCACGCCTGCTGCGAGCTCACAAAAACATTGGTCCGCTTCGTGCGAAACTCAGCCTCCGGCGTTCGCTTCACCGCGGACTCAAAATCCTCGGGGTCTTGAATGTCACCGAAACCAGGGTTGGCCAGTTTCCACGAATCCGGCGCACGGTGGTCGCAATCCGCTGACGCCTGCCACCAAGCCGCAAAGAAGGACTGGTCCTCAACCTCGCCAGCCGCGACCCGCTGCGCATACTGATAAAGCCCGTAAGCGACCGAGTCCTGCCCGGTGCTATCCGTCCGCACCCCGGCCGTCGTGATCGCCAACGTCAAGGCGTCATAACGGGCAGCCTGCGCCAAAGTCATAACATCCCAAAGCTCACGATTAGGCGCCGCGTGCAACTCGTCATAAACCACCAAGGTCGGCGACAAGCCTTCCTTCGTGAACGCCTCACTTGACAACACCCGGTAAACCGAGCCAGTCGACGGGATCTCAATGGCGTCCCGATACAACTTCGCCTGCTCCGCGAGATCCGGCGACATCTCCACCATGGCCTTAGCCATGCCGAACACGATGCGCGCTTGGTCCCGATCCGCAGCGCAGGAGTAAACCTCGCCACCGCGCGGCCCCATAAAAAGGCCATAGAGGGCGATGCCCGATCCCAGAGCAGACTTACCGTTCTTCCGGGGTAAGCCGACCAGGGCAACCTTCGCGCGCAGCCGCTTATCCGGCCGGCGAGCGAACAGGTTGTCCACCAGTTTGCGCTGCCAAGGGCGCAGCAGCAAAGGCTCACCAGCCCGGCCGCCCACAGAATCTTTCACCTGGGGGCACAGGGCTTCAACAAACTCAGTGACCAGCGGACCGTCGCCGCGCTTCACATCGGCCGGCGGCACCGGCGTCAAGATTGCCGGGGGCCAGCCCTTTACCTTTCGGGCCGCCATGCGCAGGAGGCTCCCTACTTGTCTCGTTTCGCCTGCAACTTCTCCAACGTCGAAGCCGCCTTAACCTCGGCCAAGCCAAGCCGGGCTCGAGCCGTGGGGTTGAAACCAAGGGCAGTCAGCCAGTCGGCGATCTCCCGGTTGAGCTCGCGCAGCTGCTTGCGCGCCTCGGTCGAGGATTCGGCCACCGGCACCAGGCGGGCGCGCTCCTCAAGCGACTCCCGCAGCATCGACAGTTGGATGCCGTCAGTGCGGGCGAACCACGCCGAGCCCGCGTCCATGATCTCGGTGAAAAGGTCCGCCGGGGACTTCTCATGCGGCGCCTGGTCCACCGGGGCGACCGCCACTAGCGGGCCGCGGTTATGCCGCGAGGCGTCAAAGGTGCCGGTGCGCTTGTGCTGCTCAACGGGCTTCGGAGGTCGGCCGCGCGGTGCCATCGGAAAACCTCCACATAAAGTCTGAATTTCGCGGCGCTATTTGTA